GCTGCCGTTGAGACGGTCGGTGACGCTGTCGTTGCCCACGGGCACACGACCACGACAATCGGGCACATTGAAGGTGGTGGACCCGTCACCAGCCCCGTACGTCGTTCCGATCGCACCGAACAGCGTCGCGTATGTTGTCCGGCTCACGGCTGACCCGTCGCAATTGAGCCACCCCGTAGGGGGCACACCCGTGCCGCCGAAAGGCAGCATGATGCCGCTGGGGAGTTGAACGGAAACGCCGCTCACCTGCACATCGTTCGTCGCGTTCACCGTTCCGTTGACAGCAAGCGAACCGCCCACCGCGTTCCCGTCCGGAACGATGTTCGTCCCGTCGCTGTAGAGCGCCATCGTCTGGCCCTGCGGCACCGCCACCGAGGCCCCAAGGATGCCGCCGCTGTTATTGTTGACGCCGAGCGTCACCGAGAAAGCGCCGGCCGTCGAGTTCTGAATATCGAAATCGAAATTGCGCCCCTGCGGGAGCAGGACCGTCGTGTTTGACGTGAGCGCGCCGGTGAAGACGATGCGCCGGTTCGGGAGCTGCTGCGTCGATGAGCCCTGTGTGAAGGCCAGCGTCACCGTCGGATAGCCCGTCTGCGCCGGCAGGTTGATCGAGATCATGCCGGCCACGGCGTTGTCGACGATCGCCTTGTTCGTGCTTTCGACCGGGCCCCACGCGTTCACGAGATCGCCCGTACCGATCTGGGTCAGCCCGAGATTCGGCGTATAGCTCTCAGCCATCCGGATCAGCTCCTCGGCGGCGTCGCCAGCGGCGCCGGCGAGTAGGGCTGCCAGGCCACGCTCTGCGCTTTGCGCCGCGCCTCTTCGATGGTTGCGCTCTTCTTCAGCTCCTGGAAGGCGGCTTCCCAGGAGACCGCCATTTGCGGGTTGTCACTCTGCGCTCCGAAATCGCGCTGATACCCCGCCATGAAGACATTGACGCCGGCGAGGAAGAGGTCGGGGAGGTTCGTTCCGAGCCAGGTTGTAGGGTTGCTGCTCGTCATCGGTGCCGGCCTGATGATGCCGATGAACTCTGCCACATAGGCCGCGTCGGGCGCGGGGCCGACCCGCACATCGACATCGTCGAGAAGCGCGTAGTATTTCGGGATCGACGGCAAAGCCAGCGTCGCCGCCGCCGCGGGGCAGACCGCATTGAGAAAGGCGAGCGAGACCCGCTGCACCGGATTCCGCGTACCGGTATCCGCTTGCGCTCCCGTCGGCGTCACCACGTTGAGCTCGTGCAGGATGAGGATGCCACCCGGGATCGCGATGTTCCGGCTGTTCGTGGTCAGCGCCGCCGTCTGGCTCGTCTGCGTCGTGATGAGATCGAGCTCGCGATAGATGCGCTGCTCCGCCTGCTCGACCGCGCGCGGAAAAATGTTGTTGAAGTTCGTGTCGGAGGAAGGCGTCGATGACGACGCCGTCACGATCGGAATCTCGAAAATCGCACCCACGGCGGTGACGAGATCGGACCACTGCATGCTCATGCGGCACCATGCTGTCTAGCCCGTGACGACGCCTGGGACTTCGCGTGGCTCAATCTGCGAACTGGACCGGCCGCGGGTTTGGCAGCCCGGTCGCCGGCGCCGGCAGGCTCTGCCCGCTGACGAGTTGCTGTACGGCGAGGTTGGGCGGCGGCACGCCTTCGGCGGCGGCGTAGTTGTCCGGTCGCGGATTGCGGATCGGAACCGGATCGGCCGCCAGGATCACCGGCCGTGCGAATTCGTGCGGCTTGTCGAGACAGCGCTTGCAGACAAGAATCCGCGTGTTGACCAGGCTGTTGCCGCGATACTGATACTGCCAGCGGAGTTCAGTGTGGTTGTACAGCATCCGGCAGCGGTCGCAGACGGCAAAGGCTTGCGGATTTGTCGGATCGACCTGGGCTCGACCGCGGGGGCGCATCGCTGCACTCCTCGAATAGAGGTTGGCTGGTAACGGCTGATCGCGGTCAGCTCCCTCATCGGAAGTAGCTGGAGAAATCCGGCACGAAATAGGCCGATACCCGCTCGCGATCCTCCTGCGCCGCTTCCTCCCACGCTTCCATCGCGGCGAGCTTCAAATCCGCGATAGTGATGCCGCTCTCGGGTCGCGGCGGAAACTTGCGGGCGAGATGCAGCGCGAGCTCGGCGCAGAGCGCCTCCGCAAATCGGTAGGGGATATCCGGATTCTCGCCGAGGAGCGCATTCGCATCCTGGAGTTGCCGCACGCTGTAAAGCCTCAGCTCATAAGGGCCATTGCTGTCCGGCACCTGCCAGAGCGTGATCGTCGGCTGCGCCGCCTGGCGGTCGAAGACATAGACCGTGGGAGGCGCCTGCTGCAGCTTGTCCGGCGTCGCCGCATAGTCGCTGCGCGACATCGGCGTCAGGATTCGGTCGACGGGGTCGACCTCCTCCGTCTGGCCGGCGAGCTGAGCGAGGCCGCCATTCTCGGAGGCGACCGCGGAACTTCCCGCCGCTGCCGGTGCGATGATGGTGAAATGATCGGCATCTGGGACGGTCGCGACCGTATACGGCCCGGACAGCGTGATCCCACCGAGCATTGTTGGCACCTGAACGGCAAAGCTGCCCCCCGCAACGAGGCCGTGATCGGCAAGCGCCACGACGACGGCGGCCGATCCCAGCGTCGTTGCGAAGCTCGGCACCGCACCTCCTGAAGCCGTGCTCATGGCATCGCCCGCGGCATTGATGGTGAACTGGCTCGAGGAAAGCACCGAGGCGACCTGGTAGAAGCCCTGTAATATCAGCCCGCCGAGTGCCACCGGCACGACGATATTGACGTATTCGCCGAGCCTTAGTCCGTGATTGGCCTCGGTTATGGTCACGCTGGGCGAGCCGCCTGTTGTTGCAAAGGCAGGCGTGAGGTTGACCGGCGGCCCCATTGCGAAGACGCGGAGATAGGCGTCCAGCACCATGACAGTGCTGGGATCGAGATCGTAGGTCGCCACCCCTTGCGCGAGCGCGATCGTCACCGGTGCCTGCGTCGCGTCCACCTTCCAGAGATTCGTGCCGCGATTGGCCCAGCGCGCCTGGACCAGGTTCATCGACCGCCGCGCGCTGATGACGTGGTCCGGCGTGATCTCGGACGCACGGATTTGCAGGCGCTCAAAGGCCTCAAGGAGAACATCCGAGCCGGCGAGCGCAAAGGCGGTCGTTCCGCTGGTCGTCATGGCGCGCTCGCTGACATCAAAGGGCGGCGGCCGGCACCGCCGGGGAGGGCGCGGATCGGTGCCGGTCGCCTACCAAGCGCGGCCGACAAGGCCGCGCCCGGCTTAGCGTCGTCGGGATTTGTCGGCGCGGATGCCGGGCTTCTTGCCGTCCGCCCGGCCGCTGCGTTTCTTCGCCAGCTTTGCCCGCGCGCGTGTTCTGATGCGGTCGGCCTCGGCGGCGGAGATGTTGCCGGCATGCTGCGAGCGTGTCGCCCCGCTGATGGCAAGGCGCGCATGCTTCTTGTCTTGGATCGGGAAGCTGCGTCCGGGTCCGGCGAAAGCTCTGGCCGCCAGCCGCTTGCGCGCCGCGCTGGTGAGCGGCGCCATCAATCGCCGTAGCGGCTCGCCTCGGCGCCGCTCTCATCCATGCCATCGCGGACCTTGACCTGCGAGGCGGCGGTAAGCGGCGAATGCCCGCCTCGCGCGCGGCGCGGCTTGTCGGCGCGCTGATGGCCGCGCCTGCCCTCCACTTTGCCGCCGCGCTTGCGCTTCGCCACTCTCTTATGACCGCCGCGCTTGAACGAATCCTCTGAGTTCTCCCCTTCCTTCTTCGCCGGCGAGCGCTCGGCATTGTAGAAGTCTTGCTCGACTTTGCCGCCCTTGGCGCGCGGCTTCTTCTCTTCCTTATGGCGATCCCTGCTCATCGTTCGGGTACTCCTTGACGGTGGTGGTGAGCCCGGCCGCGGGTCGGGCACTGGATGGTGAGTTTCGCTCACGGACAGATTGGAGGCGCGACGGTCACGATTTGGCCGATTTGGAAGCTGCCCGTCATGGCCGCGTCGAGCAGAACCATTGCGCCAATTGCCGAAAGTCGTTTAAGAGAGAGCGCCGATCGTCGGCAGGGAGCCCGAAGTGGCGGAATTGAAGTCCGATTTGACCAGCTTCCACTACGGAATCGCCGGCCGCGGGTATGCGCACGGCTATCTGCTACCAACCGTCCAGAGCGCTCTTAGCGCAATCGGCGCTCGGCGCGTGTTCGAGGTCGGATGCGGCAGCGGGTACATTGCCAATTGTCTCGCAGCGCTCGGCTACGAGGTCATTGCGATCGATCCGTCCGAGGACGGCATTCGCCTCGCTCGGGAAGCCTATGCGCTACCCCGGTTTTACCAGGCCGATGCCTACGAGCCGCTCGCTGACCGTTTCGGCCGGTTCCCGGTCGTGGTCAGTCTGGAGGTCGTGGAGCACGTCATGTGGCCTCGAAAGTTCATCGCCACCTGCCGCGATCTTCTCGAACCTAATGGCACGCTGATTTTGTCGACGCCTTACCACGGATGGCTGAAGAACGTCGCGATCGCGGTCAGTGGCAACTTCGACAAGCACGTCAATCCGCTTTGGGATGGCGGCCACATCAAATTTTGGTCCGAGCGGACATTGGCCGCGCTGCTGGGGGAGGCCGGTTTTTGCGAGCTGCGATTTGTTCGGGTGGGACGATTTTCGCCGCTTGCGAAGTCCATGATCGTGATCGCGCGTCGCCAATAGGTACAGACGATAACCTGTCTGGCACCCCCAGCCGCTTGCCGCACCGCCTCCCGAGCCGCCAGCGCCAATTCGGCTCGCCCCACCGTTGGGTGGAGCAAACGCCGCTGGGGCTGGCTCCTGATCGCCGAAGCGCACCGGCAGGTGTGAATGACGTCGTGTACGTTGCGGTCGAGTGCCTTGACATCGATCGGGCTGTCCGAGGGATCGACATGGCCGCGAGAGTTTCGGCCATCCCGCGGCTTATGTTTGCGTGAAGTATCGTGGCGTCCCGCTCTGGTCGAGGTAGTAGACCCGGCCGTCGGTCACATCGGCCATGAAGCCCAGCGGAATTCCGCTGGGCAGCTTTCCGGTCCCGGTGATCTCGACGGGCGACGTAGCGCCATAGGAGCTGTAGGAGGGCCACGGTGCGGCCTGAAACATCGCTGCCGTCGGCACGCCGGATTTGAGGTCGCCGCTGTTCGAGAACGCGACCGCTTCGGTACCGCCGCCGCCATGGGTTGGCGTGCAGGAAACCACGGTACTGAGCGCGGTGATCCCTGGCTGCTGAATGGTGATGACAGCACCGCTCGACGTGGCACTTGCACCGGCGTTGATGAGCGCCTGATCGGCATTGATCGCCGCGGCGACATGACCCGCCAGCACCGTCAGAGACGTATCGCTTGCGACGACCGTATAAGTCGTCGTATGCGGGAAGCCGGTCACGCTCGCGTTGATGAAGACGAACGGCAATGTGTCGCCGGCCGCGATCGTGCCGGAAAGTGTCGCGGTACAGGTCGGCGGCACGATGGCGACGCTGCTCTGTCCATTGACGCCGATGTATTGCGTACCTGCGCCGAAATCGACGATGTCGGGCGTATTGGAGTTCGGGTTTGTTTCGATATCGATCAGCTTTGTGCCGACCGCGAGGGATCCGACATAAATGGTGGCCGAGCTGTAGGTACCAGTCGGCTGATAGGGTTGAACCTTGCTGTTATGGAGCGAGAAGCTGCGAACGCCAAAGGTCGTGTTCGTGCCCGGACCGGCGAGATTTACCGCGCCCTGCGACCCGGTCCAGATCGAATTGCCGCTGATCGAGCAGCGGTCGGCATCTTCGATGAAGGCTGACCATTGGTTGCTTTCATCGATGCCTCCGCCATAAATGTGGCACTCGTAGCAGGGCTGCTGGCCCTGTGCCCGCATGTGGACGTTGTAGTAGCCGTTCGAGAAGAAGCTTCCATAGGAGCAGCTGAAGGCGCAGCCGAGAAGCCACCAGCAGCGAGACGTCTGATTTTGGAACAAGCAATTCAACAGTGTGACATTGGAGCTGCTGACCTGAAGTAGCCCGTGATCGCCCCCGGTGATCACCACATTGTCGATCACGATCTGAGCGGCGAGGCTCAGATATAGGCCGATGATCCCACTGTTATCGCCGATATTTTGCGGCGTTCCCTGTGCCATCTCGATTTTGAAATTGCGCATCGACGCGCCGTAGGTGTCATTTGGCCAACTGAAGACCGGCTTCTGCGGTCCCGAGTTGGCCCCAAGCGCCGTGGCATTGACGAGCGTGATACTCGATAGTCCCGAGCCGCCACCGCTGCCGCTGCCCCAGAGCGACGTTCCGGTCTTCTGGAACGCGACGCCGCTGCCGCTCGAGCCGATCTTGTACGTGCCCGCCGGCATGAAAACGACGCCGCCGGATGACGGCAGACTCCGCTCGGCGGCAAGGAACGCGTTGGTGCTGTCGTTCGTGCCGGTCGGATCGGCACCAAAGTTCGTGACCAGGGCGAAGGGCTGCTGCGCGTTTCCCTGCGTCCCTGGGACCTGTGCGTCAGCCTCCTTTGAATTCTCCGCGAGCAGCGCCAAGACGGCGGCGCTGCCGAGGCCGGCGCCCAACGCCAATCTCCGTCGCTCAGCGTCGAAGACCGCGCGCGCCTTGGATGGAAAGGCGCGTCCGAGCGCCTTGTACGGCCGCCTCCAGCCATGGCCCTCAAGCCACTCATTGAGTCTGAATTTCATTGCTTGATGCCGGCCTGGGTCACGGTGAGCGCCGCTGCTCCCGCGCCGGCATTGATCGTGAGGCGCACGCCCTTCACGGGGTAGCCGAGCTGTGCATCGGTGCTTGTCGTGGCGTTCGTCAGGCCCGCCACCGTCCGCGCCAGCGCGAACGAGCCCGCCGCGAGATTCAGGAAGTCGTCATAGGTGTACTCGGCCGTGTAGGTGACGCTGCCCGAGACTGTCCCGCCCAGCGAGATGTTTCCCGGCGTCAGGTGCTGGTCGGTCAGGAGCCAGCGCGTCGAGCCGGTATTGTTGGTGCCGACTTGCACGGTCGAGGCTGTCGCAGCCGACGCCGATACCTGCGTCACCGCCGCGAAATCCTGATTGGTCGCGACGGCGCCGGCATTGGCGCCGGTCACCGTCTCCTGGATCGCCGTGCCCTGATCGGTCGCGCCGAAGACGGTGAAAGTGATTCCGCTGTCGTTCCCTGCCGAGGTGATCAGGATTCGGCGCTGCGTATCGAGCGTCGCGACGCCGCCGGAAACGGCTGACCCGTTGAGCGCCAGGTTCCCCGCGGCGCCAAGCGACTGGCTCTGCGCGATATCGTTGACGCTCGCGGCGGCAAGCGTCTTGCTCAAGACGACCGGTCTCATCCATCCTCCTCAGGCTGACAGCGAAAGCTGAGTGCTGACGGCTCCTATGCCGGCGTTGCGCCGAAGAGGCTCGCCAGGTTCGTCGGCGTCACCGCCGCGAGATCGGCCACCCGTGGGGTTACGAACATCTGCAGCACGATGCTCCCGTTCGAGCTGGCGCCCTGGACGGCATAAGTGCCGCGGACGCTGCCCGTGGTCGAGGTCGCCGGCGAGGTCGCGTCCGCCGCCGTGAAGCCGGTCGCGGCTGCGACAATGGCACCGTTCCATCCCACCGTCGCCATCGGAAATTCGAGGACGCGGATGGGGAACTCATAAATGTCGGTATCGCCGACGGCGTAGTTGTGCGCATCGGTGAATTGCGGCGTCACCGCGGTGACGAACTTCCAGCCCTTCTTGCCGTTCGTCGTCGCCGCGCCGGCGCCGGCGGTGATGAGCTCGCTCTGCGGCTGACCGTACATGTCGAAGCCGTTGACGAGGAACTGGCCCCCTGTCGCCGAGGTCGATCCGGTGATCGAAACCGCGCGGGCGATCTGATGCGTCGGGTCGAGGCAGGCGATCGCACCCGTCTGGCCGAAGCTGACAAGGCCGGGCAGCCCGTCGATCGCCAGATTGCCAGCCGGCACGACGAGTCCGGTCTGCGGGATTAGAAGCGCCGAGGTCATGACGGTGATGCCGGCGCCGCTCGCGGAAACCAGCGTCATCGGCGTGCCGTTCGTCACGTTCTGCGCCGCGGCGATGTTCGTCGTCGAAACCGTACTCGGCGCCTGGTCGACGCATTGCAGCTCCGACGCCGAAGCGAAGAGAACCGCCAAAGGGTTCGGCTGAACGCCCCCTAACGCGGCGTTCGGATTCATCCAGCCGCCGATCTTATAGCCGTAGCGCGGATCGATCACGCCCCAGGCGAGATCGCCGCCCGAAGGCCCCCGGTCGGGATTGTAGTCGGGCGGCGGGCTGCCGGCGATCGTCGGCGGCAATTGCCCATAGACGAGCTCGGGCCCGCTGGTTGCTTCAAGTGACATGGAAGCTCCGTTGTTCCCCTCTCCCCTTGCGGGAGAGGGAGGGGCCCGGCCGCGCAGCGGCCGGGACGGTGAGGGGGGAAGCTGTCGGCTGAGAGCTGACAGCTGATGGCTAAGCGGTCGGCAACGTTCCCCAGACGCAACGCGGGTTGTAGTAGCCGAAGCTGTACCGCTCATAGGCCTTGCACAGCAGGTTGTCCGTGTACCAATCGACCTGCATGTCGGTTTCAAAGGCTTCGCGCTGCAGGTAGAGCAGCCCTTTGCGATTGGTGAGCACGAACCAGGCGAAGGGCGAGGTGAGAAAATCGAGGATTTCGTATCCCTCGCTATAGGAGCCCGTCGCATGGATGGCATGCGCGTCGTTGTTGGTGGTTCCCGGCCGGAGCTCCGTGTGCCACACCCGCGCCATCACATATTCGAGTTGCGCCGGCACCAGCACCTTGCGCGCGCGAGCAAAGATCTTCAACCCGCGCTGATCGACGAAGCCGGTGCGGATCTGGATGTTCGCCGCTTCGAGCGCCGCTTCGTTGAAATCGAGATCGACGCTCGGGCGGTTGGCATAGGTACCGTTGTCGACGGGATGTGCCGTGTTGACGAGCGACACGCCGTCGCCGCCAACCGCCGGGTTGTAGGTGCCGGCGGTGTTGAGCAGGTTCGCCGCCAGAATCTCTTTCGTCTGGTCGAAGGATTCCATCAAGCCGAGATTCGAGGGCTGGAACTGCGACTTGTAGAGATTGTCGGCGATCGCTTTGCGGGTGATGGCGTAACCGAGTCCGACCTCGACATGCTCCTGGTTGTAGACGAAGCGGTCGCCCGCCGCATTGTCGAAACTCGTGGGCGCGCCCTCGCCTTTGATCACCGCAAGGCCGACGAATGCCATTTCCGAGGTACGCTCGATCGCCATCTCGGAATTGCCGATTTCGTAGTAGCGCTTCCATTGCGCCGGGATCATGTCGTATTTGCCCTCGATGCCGCGGAGCCCGGGAAACAGCTCCTGCTTGATCTGGGCCAGGTTGATGGTCATGGATCACGCACTCCTTGTTGGGATCTCTGCTGACGGCTGAGAGCTGACAGCTAGATTCCGGTCTGGCCCGGACGCAGCTCGAAATTGTTGAAGACGGCTTCGACGATATTGGACGGCGACGTGTTGTCGTTGCCGATCTTCTGCGACAGTCCGCTGATACGCAGCGGCAGCGACGCGGTCGTGGCGATGCCGGTCAAGGTCGCGGTGCTGAGCCCGGCAACGCTGGGGCTGCCCATGCCTTGAATGGCGGCGTTGTTCCACACATTCCCTTGCGTCACCTGCAGGCCGCTGCCCGCCCTGATCTCGAAGACCAGATCCGGATCGTCGATGATATAGGCGGTCACCTGCGTGCCGGCGGGTAAGGTCGGCGCTTTCCAGGCATTGAACCAGTTGACGTAGTTGCTGACGGGGTCGAGATACTCGCAGCCCCAGAAGACGCCACGGATCACCCCGGACGCCCAGAGATCGATGAACCCGGTGGCGAGCGAGATCACCGGATCGCCCTTGGCGATGACATGCGTGTTGTTGAACGCGATTTGAACGGCGGTGAGCGCTCCCGTCCAGGCGGCGCCGTCACGACGACGCACCGGACGCAAGCCAAATCCACCCGTGGGATTGGTCATTGTCTGCTCCATGAGAGAGGTCGAGGGCGCGCGCGCCGCGCTATGGGGGAATCGATCGAGGGTCGCGTCGAATCACGTCACGAAACGATTTGCATCGCTCCTGGCGGGATCGCCAAAGCCGGCGAATGCCGCAAAGCTAAGGGCCGCCCTTCGGCAAGTCGCCGCGCCGGAGGCGGCGGGTCTTCGGCGGCGAGCGCAGGCTCATCGCCCGCCTCGCCGGCCGAGCGGGACCGGGGCTCCAAGTTTCGTCGGCTGGGCCGCGCGGACGCTGCGTCGGCGCCGGCGTCTTTCTTTTTGTATCGCCGCGCCGCTTCCTTCCCATCGCCATTGGCACTCTCGCCGCTCGTGATTTTTCCAGTTCACTCTTTTTATCTCTGCACCCCTCCCCGACCAAGGCTCTCCTCGCCCCGCCCTACTCCTCCGCCGCGCTCGACGCACCGTCATCGGCTTCGGCGACCTGGATGTTGTACTTCTTCTTGGCCTGGACGCGGACGCGCGGCAGCTGGCCTTCCGGCGTCAGCTTCAGGCTCTTCACCTGGTTGCGCACGCGCTCCTTTGCCCGCTCTTCGCGCAGGCTTGCTGCTTCCTTGGTGATGAGCGACGGCCGTTCCATCAGCATCAGCCCATCGACGATGATGGCGCCTTCGCCATCTTTCTGCGCCGCCTCGCGGCCGACGATCTCGGGATGGCGCTTCTTCGGCACCGGCGTCCAGTGCCGGCGATGGGCGCGCGCCTGGTGCCGCACATCCTCCTTGCCGGCATAGGTGACGCGGCGCCACTCATAGCTCATGTCGTTTGGAATGGCGGCGGGATCGATTTCAAACGGGCCGCCGCTGTCCTCCTCTTCGCCGAGAGCGCTGAGATCGCGCTGCGGCGGGCGTTGCGCGGCACGGAGCGCGGTGCGCGGCGGGGCTGGCGGCATGGGGTGGCTCCTCAGATCACAGGCGGCCGGCGCGCTTCAGCGCGGCCTGATTCTCGAAATAGAGCTCGAGCGCTTTTTTCGGGCTCTCCTTCCATTCATCGGGAAAGGAGATCTTCGCCGCTTCGATCTCGCCCGCGCTCGGCTGCCGCGTGCGCTTGCGTGGCTCGCCCGTCCCAGTCACGGCGCCGCGCGACGGCGGCGCCGCTGTGGTCGCACCGGCGCGGCGGATCGGCTCCATGCCGCGCTGCGCCGACGCCTCTCTCTCTGACCCACCGAGCCTCTCGCTCTCATCGCCGGCATCGCCGCGCAGCCCGAGGCGGCTCTCGACGAAATCCCAGTATTGCGGGCTCCATTCGCGCAATCCCTCGGCCACGGCGGCGAAATGCGCCGCCTGCGCCTCCGCATTGCGCCGCG